TTGGATAGCGGCTTCAATCATTTTTGAGTCTTTGTAAGCAAATACTGATTCGTCAATAGTCGAATCACATACAGAAGTGGAATAAATTCCTTTCATCGATTCTTCAACCATTTCAAGGCTGATCAATTCCTTAGCTTTTGATCTCGAATATAGCCTACCTGCTCCATGTGGCGCAGAGTTATTCCAGTCAGGATTTGATTTACCTTCGCAGATAACCATTCCATCCTTTTGGTTAAAAGGAATAATCATTTTCTGCCCTACGTAGGACGATATAGCACCCTTTCTGATGATGAAGTCATGAAAGTCAACATAGTTATGCACTGATGAAATAACTTCGTCAAATGCCTTTACTTTTAAAATCTTTTGGGATATATCAAGTATCGCCTGACGATTCCATTCAGCATATTTCTGGGCAAAGATCATGTCGAGAAAATAGCCCATAGCGAGTTCATTGGATAAATAATCTTGCTCGATGCCCTTATTATGCTTTTCTCTCAACTCTTTCATCAACTGTGGAATAGTTTTTCTATCAATGGTATCGTTAACGATTGAATTGAATTCGCTAAGATATTCTGCCGATGTGTCGTTTGACTGAGTTTTGGCTTGCTTCATCCAGTATTCGCAAACCTTCACGCCAAAGTTTCTCGAACCGCAGTGAATTGTAACCCAATATTTATTAACGTCCTCAATGCCAACTTCATAGTAGTGGTTTCCACCACCCAAAGTACCGATTGACTTGAAAAACTTCTCAGAGTCCATTCCAATCGATTTGAGTCTAGTTTTCAACCATTTCTCATTATATGATGGAGCAACATACGATGTACCAAATTTTTCATTATACTTAGCGACAAATGAGTTCGCAGCTATCTGAACTTCTTCGTAAGGAATCTTTTTTGATTTTGCACCCTCATGAACGCTGAATCCCATTGGAACTCTCTTTTTCACTAGTTCGTCAATTAAAGGCAAATCTAAAGGTTCTGTAGACGTAAAGCTTGCCGCCAGCATTCCACAACCAATATCCACGCCACAAAAAGCTGGCGATATGTACCGCCCCAATTCCATTGTAAAACCAACGCAAATTCCTTTACCAACATGGGCATCTGGCATAATTCTTATTTTTAAGCCATTAGCAATTTGTGAATTTATTATTGGGTAAATCTGCTCGACCAACCCTTCTTCACAAGTTTCTAAAAATAATAAAGCATCTGTGTACCTTCCCTTTAATTCAAACATTTTGTAATTATTAATTGTTGTTATATTATACGACAAAAATGAGAAAAGGTTACAACTATATCGTAAAATCTTTATTTAGTCGCCATAATCTTGTTTTTATGCTTTTTTCAGTTCTATTCAGTTCAGTTATTGAATCTAATATGTCATTAGTTAGAATATAATGATCATCCTCTTTAGTCCAAACTTTTTTTTGCCATGTTCTTTTTTTTATATTATCTGGTCTAATCCACTTTAAAATATTTACAGATTGTAATTGTTTTCTGTTTAATGATAAGCACTTTGAGTAGTATAATTCTTTTACTAATCTCTGTGCTGATTCATTTGATAACATTAAATTATAAGCCTTATCTCTGGTATTGGGTTTTGATAGTAACGACTGACCTGTCACTTTCTTAACATATTCCTTGTATTGCTGTGCTAATTTATCACTGTTCGTGACCAGTGAAATGAACGGTATATTATTTGCTGTAATCCCTAAAGAGCCGTCGCCATCAATAATCCCTCTCCAATAATCCCTCTCAATAATTCCATCTGGACGTTCAATAATAAGCGATTTTTTTCCAGATGGAATGTATTTTTCGAATTCACTCACAATATCTATACCTCCGATTCGTAAATTTACTGTGTTGATATAGCCAAAATTTGTAGTCCTTTCTCTCTTGGTTATATGACAATGATCTGAATTAATAATCGATTGAATTTTTATTAATATGTCTATATCAATATCTTTTAATTCGAGGCTGATTCTTTTTTTATTTTGACTTTGAATATTACCATCTGCTTGAAGCATTCCGATTATATATGCGTGATCGGGGTTATTTAAATTTATTTCCATTTCGTAAAGTTTATTATAAATACTCTATGAAATGGAAATACTCAATAAAGTGACTTAAATAATCAACTTTATTGCTTAAATTTTATAGGTGCTTTAATATCTTTCCAATACTTAATAGATGCTTCATTGTAAGCCCATCCACTACCGTTCCATGTTTCCCAATGTACTTTACCATCTTTACGACAGACAAAATATTTGCCAGACACCTTTGGGCGTGATGCCAATATGTTGAAACTATATGGAATCCAGTTTGCATCGTCTTGATCGGCTTTAACAAGCTTTTCGATAGCAGCCTCTTTCATGAAGTCTAAAACTTCATCGGGAATTGTTTGATCAATCGTCCTGATCTTACAATACGCCGAAATTATATCTTTTTCCGTCATAGCTATATGTTTTTTTCGTGTAATATTCAGATTGCTCAAATTTTTTGCACTTGGTAGCGGCGAATGGAAATGACCTCAAATTATGATATGATGTTGATTCACATTCATACCAAAAATACATCGATTCACCCCATGCGCCGTCCTCTTCTCTTTTTAAATGCTTACACCATCGGCAGTCATTCTTAATGATTTCAATCATATGGTATATTTTTTATAGTATTCTTCGACTGCTTCGATATTATCTTGATTTTGTTTAATCCATGTGTCATTACATTCCTTTTCAGTTTTAAATGCAACCCACCAATTAAGCATTTCGCAATTGTCGCATCCGTCTGGATATTCCAGACTATAAACGCCGCCGACCTTGCATGACATGACGGTTACGACAGGACACATCGAATTTTTCGCATTATTTCTTTGCGACATAATACTCCTTTTTTCGCTGTTTTAACTTTTTGACCTGAAATTCCATTTCTTTTAACATTTTGTCAAAGAAAGCGGGCGAATTGACCATCAGATGTGTTGTACGCATGGAATACGCATTCATTTCGCATACAGTATTTCCCATGTGCATGTATATCGTATTATCGTCCATATGCCTAGGATCTTGAACTGTGACTAAATTGCTGTGATTGCCTAGACCGAATGAATTTTCATTTCCATCATTTCTGGTATACACGCCCATGCAAGCCTTTTCTACTTTTTCCGCAAATTCTTTTGGATTTTTTGTAATTTGATCACAGCCGTCATTGTAAATAGTGATTGTTGTTAAATAGCCCATATAAATTATTTTACACATCTGGAATATCCAGACGAATTTATTACTTATACGGTGGTTTTGATTTTTTGTTACAAAAAAAGCGAAGTATTTTTTAGATACTTCGCTATAATATTAAGCATTGATTATTGATTAATATCTACTTGCGGACTGCGCAATATGATTATCCAATTTAGTTTCGATGCGTTCTAACGTATTAACAATTGTGAAAATTGTTTCCTTATCAGTTTTGGTTTGCTGTAAATATCTAATATCAACAGTATTTAATTCGATTTGCGTTGCCACCTTACTGAATTCCTTGCTAAAACTATAAGTAAACGAAAATAATGCAATTAAAATTGTCATTATTGTACCGATTGCCCAAATCGGTACTTGGACATTTTTGTTTAGAGTATCTGCTGCTGCCATGATTAATTTACCGTTTAGTATAAATACAGAAAATTAACAAAAACAACTTGGGATAAGGATTTTATTTGATCATTATGACAATTATACACATATGTAAAATATTTACTTCCTCATATGTCTTTCACATACGTCTTTAACATAGCGTTTACCATCACCACTCATGCTATATTCATCTAACGCTTCATTTTTATTAAACAAAGGGTCGCTGTCCATGCCAATATTGATTTTACTGACACGTCGAAAAATTCTATTACACTGCTGTTTACTCTCTTTTTGTGAATCCCCAGCATGCCTTTCAATCGGTGTCTTTTTTCTACTTCTGCTCATATGGAATAAATACTTCCGAAAGCACAACAGCACTGTCGGCAAGCATAACACCATATCGACTACGTGGCTTCCTACGCACAGCTTCAACTTCACAAAAAACAATTGCTTTATTGTCAGTTCTTTTAAAGCGTTTCAGATACTTCAAGCACAGTTCAAGTGTTTCTATCACATGAATACCTGTCATATAAAGCTTTTTTGAGCCATCGGTATTATAGCCATCATAACCCCATTTCTTTTCGGCTATAAGAACGTTCCCAAACCCAAAAGTTTTTCTTCTGTTATAAAATAAAAACTTGTAAGAGCCATCTGGCTGTTTCTCAACAATTTTATAAGCAACGTTTATCATAGTTCAATTGGATTTACAAATAGTCCTTTGTCTGAATTGCTCACCAAGATGTTTTGCGGACTAATATTCAGAATTGAGCCGATTTGTGATGGATATAATAAATCAATCTTATCGCCATTTATGATCGGTATTCTTTCTGGAATTTGGTCAAGACATGTTACAGCCAGCATTGACGTTCCATTCTGATTGAAAGTTTTATCACAAGACATTGCATACTTTAATGTTTCTAAATCAAGTGGTGCTTTTCTGAAATGTCCTTGAAATTCGCCTAATACATTCGTTTCAAGCGGATTGTCTTTGATATATGATGTGGGCATGCCTTCATTAGCCAATTCGCCATTACCGTGACGAGTAGCATAAGCACGTGTTATATAATAAACGTCAGCATTACTAGGATTCATCTTAATTGACTTCATCAACTCAAAAGCATTTTTTGAAGTGGTACTACCTCTGGTAACATTCGGAAAGAACCCAAAGTCTTGATCAAGCATGATACCCTGATTACCTTCAAATATAATATGTTTATAGTACCCATGTTCAAGAACTTCCCAAAGACTTGAAGAAAACATGCATTCATGTAGAATGTGCTTACAATCAGCCTTAAAATTGGCAATATGCTTTTCGATGTAATCTGCTGGATATTCTTTAAAAGTTTCTTTATAGTAAACGTCGCTAATTTGTTTTAATTTGGCTTCGAACACCTTTGGGTAACGTAAGTCTCTGGCATATAATTTGAAATGATCCTCATTTCTTTGAATCGTCGTGCCAAACCCAACGCCAACACTTCCATGCCTGTTTTTTGTTTCAACCATACGATTTTTTAATATATCATATGGCGTTGTGATCATAGCGTTGTCGTTTATGTATAATGTCGGAAACACTTTCAATGCCGCTAGTGCTTTCCCCTCTGATCTTATTGCGGAAGGATTGACGGTACAGTATTCAGACCAGTATGTAGGCGCATTTGATAGCGTTCCTGAGCCGAAATTTGAAAAGACATGTCTTTTATCACCTTCGACAACAGTATGTCCTACTTGGTGGCCGCTAGAGTACCTGACCACTAGCGGCTTTTTATAATATTTTTTACAAAGGAAATTAACCATGCTTCCCTTACCCTCGTCGCCATATCCTAGCCCGACTACCACTGAACTGTTCATAATCAATTAGTTATTAAATTTATATTTCCAAATAAAATCTCCAGTTTTTCCGTTTTTTTTCTTTAAGCAATTTTGTATTCGCCCAACTTTAATGCTTAGTTCTTTGGCAGCAATATTAATACCGTCCCATTCTTTAATAAAATTATTATTTATATCATATTGTAAAATAGGAATTCGTCTATTCACACCCATTTTGCCTTTTTGTTCGTCACTCATTTTTTTGCCCTTGTTTGCGCCTATTCCACCATTTTCGAAATAGGCTTTTAATGATGCTTTTTGTTTGTCAATTGTGTCTTTTGATTTAACCCTTCCTAACTGAGATTTATTATGACCGCTAACAAATCGTTTTTTTGAATTTATCATGCATGTAAAGGAAGCCTTACAGCCACAAGCACATATTCGCTCTTCTCGATTAATATATCTGGGACTGTTTATGCCTATTTGATGATTACAAATTGTGCATTTACAGCCTTTAGTATGTCCTCTTTCCTCTGTAGTTAATCCTAAATGTGCAATTGACATGTTATGTCTGGCTTCGTCTGTATGCTTAACTCCCAACGGACTGCCAGCTGTGTTGCAAATATTAAAGGTTGGCGATAAGGTGTCAATCCAAAATTGCTCCATAGGAATTAACATTTCCTTACTATCAACTTCTTCAAGAATTTCAAAAGTGAAAGCCTCTTTGCCATATTTATTCCATGAATTTTGCAAATATGTATTTTTATGAGTATTGTGTTTTAGCAAAGTTAGATGATTAGTCTTTCTTTTTGAATAATTTATAGCAGAGCCAATGTAAAAATCATGCGTTATTGAGTTCGTGATCATGTATATTTTCATAATATTATTTTCATATAAATACCAGCATAATCAAAACCTAAAACAACAGTTAATTAACAAGAATACAATATTTTCCAGTATCTTCCATCTTTTAATGGAAAAAGCAAATAGCCTGAGTAATCGTCACCGAGATATCCTACGGTTTGCCATACTAAGTTATGATAGTCGCCTTCATCGTCCTGACGCATATATTTTAACTTACGATCACCCTTTTCATAGTAAAATTTATAGTCCGAATATCCTGATTCCTTTTCGTCAGTTTCTTCGACTTCAACATATCCGATATGTTGCCAATCAAGATCGTCTAATTCAATTAGATCGAAATCATATGAGATATTATCTTTGACAAACATTACAGCGGCATTATTTTTTCGAACAATACCTCTTTGCACATATCTCATTTCAGCTTCGAACTCAGCCAACGCTGTTTCTGCCTCGGCATCCGCTTCTATTTTACGACAATTGTAGTCATATGCTAAACTGATCTCGTTACCATAATTGATGCCTGTGTCGCCGAAGTCTTTTGAAGCTTGCTTGTCTTCGTCACTATAGTCTTTTCCGTTATTCATATTGTGATTGTTTATAATTTATACGGTATAAAATATAAAAGGTTACAAAAAAGGCGATAATAATTTAATATCATCGCCTTTTATATTCGTGTCAGTTGTTATAGTTCAATAACCCCTGTATCGTTCTTTGAAATAGAATCGCCTGATTTAGACAATACCATTAAAGCATTGGTAACTGTGCTGGATGTTTTTGCACTAAATTTGCTAGTTACTTTTTCCATGTCAATACCATTCTGCATGGCAATAACGGTGGCGATAGTTTCGCAAATCGTGGTGTAGTCTTCAAGAACAATGAAATTCTGTCCCATCAAATCTTTCCAGTAGTTGAATACGAGCGAGTCGTTTCTGTAACCAGTTTCATTTACATGAATGTGGTATACATTATACATTCGCTGTGCTTCTGCAAGCAACTGTACGTCAGTAACGTCTTCGGATTGAGTATACCCCATTACCTTTTTCAGATAATTAGAATTGATTTCAGTCCAGCTACGTTCGTCGCCGATTGTGAATAAGAAACCTTTTACGCTTCTTTTTTCGAAACAGTCAATCGAAGTGTGCCTTCCAGCAGTAAGCCAAGCTAACAGGTAGCTTTCGTGATTACCACCGCCACCGCCTCTTTCGATGTACATTTTTGTAAGCCAGCTGTCAATCAAAGTTGTCTCTGATTCAAATTGACCTAATTGAAGCGGAGAGTCGTCGCTGATATGATCTCCAATTGCTCCAAACATGACCTGTGGGTCTTTGATGCCATTGTCGATGATGGTGTTCATCAGTCCACCAAGATTGTTTTTTACGATATTTTCAGGAACCATTCCCATGCTGCCTGTAACATCGACAAATACCATTACGGCTAAAGATTCTGGATGCTCGTCGCTATCCCTTGATTCTCTGTTCTTGTCAACAAGAATCTTTGGGGTCATATCAACTGATTCTTCGCTTGCGAAGATTTCCGAAGCCGATTTACCTCTTTTGGATGCGCTTATGGTTGCAAACGCATCTTCCGTCCATTTTCCACCGCCCATTATGCTTCTGGCTCAGGTGTTACAACGTTAGCAACTTCTTCTGCTGGTGCTACCACTGTTGCATTTTCTGATGCTGCTGCTTCCTCTTCGAAAGACTTGAATTCTGAATGTACTGGATTTCCCATGATAATAAAATTTAAATTAAAAATTGATGTTTATATTGATACTTAAAATAACTTATACGTATGAACTTTAAAAATGTTACAAAATTTTGCAATTATTTTTACAAATTCAAATCAAAAAATTTTGGCGGAAAATGCTTCTTCAATAGTTCCCTGTACTTGGCATAGGTATCTAAAGAGCATTCGTGTTTTGTGATCAGGAAACTTAATATCTCCTTGTGAATGGAGTTATCAGTCTTTAGCTTCATACCAGCGGCTGATTTGTCGCCAAGCAAGTATAAGGATATCTTCTTTGCTAATTCGAGATCAATATCATCTGTCGCAATTTTCTTTGTAAAAAGCGTTGCTGGATACCACATTTTGTATTTTGCTGAAATTGTCTTAGCTTTGCCGTCCAGTTTTGCCATGTGATAAAAAGTCGTGCATATAATGCCATGATTAACTGGCACGACGAATACAGATGTCGGATTAAAGCCTAAATGGGAATAACCTTGACTTTGAATATATAATGAGTATTCAAACAGTCTGCTGAATATCCAATTAACATGCTCTTGTGACAATTTTTGATTTGTAAGAGGTACTGCTCGATTCAATAAATGTACGGTAAGTTTATCGGCAGTTAATTCCATGCTTTCAGGCATGTATTTCTGAAAGTTCTTTGAAGCAGCATCTGTTTTTTGTTTGAAGATTCGATAGTTATTGTACGAAGCGGTGATTAAAGCTTTATTCGCCGCAGTCACTGCGTAGACTATCTTATCGTCAAAGACACGAAACTTACCAGCTTCATCCTCATACTCTGCGCCATTTTCCTTTAAATCCTTATAACCGTTGAGGATTGCCATTGCTTCGCTTGCTTTGGATAATGAACTATAGTCTGGATGAATTAGCTTGGAATACGTAATGTATGTTTTCTTCCAATCAGCCTCAAAAATATCGCTTGGCTTTTTCGAAGCAAGCAATTTGTTAATAACTTCTAAATCTGTCATTCGTTCGTATTATTTTCTCGCTTATACGAGCAAACTTTTTGTTTGTTACAGATTTTGATAGTTATTAAATAAAAAATCCGTAAATCATTTCTAATTTACGGATTTTTATAGTGATAAGACTTAAGGTTTATACAATATAACAGGATTGCCTAAGTATAGGTATGTGCCTGGCGTTATGATGGTTATGGTAATTGTGAGATACATATCATTACTTGCCTCAACAACACGATTTGATGCTGTATAATTTCCTGTTGTTGATGAATTCACTAATTTGCTTCCAGAGTTTCCAGTGATTGCATCTGAATATATTAATGAATTACTATAAGCACCAATACCAGCTAGAGCATCCCTTGAAATGGTATTGAATGTCACCGTATAATTGGTGGCGTCTGTTTGAACCCAAATCTTGTATTGCTGTATGTTACAGTTTGTTGGAAGCGTTAATGGAAATGCCACAACTGTTCCAGTGGCAACAGTTTCAGAACGTAAAACGTTTGTCCATGTAACACCTTTAGCATAAAAATACCCTGAAACAACAAGCGTTCTATACTGATTAGGATTCGCTGCTCTACCGAATCCAACATAATGAGTATCTGTTGGCAAGTCTATTGACGATTGAGCATCTAATAAACCGTTGAAATTACAATAAACAGCATGTGAGCCTGTAAATGTATTTTTTTCAATTCTAATCGTTCTAATTGCTCCAGTTCCTTCGTTTACACTACCATAAGATTCAAATAATATTGAATTAACCCAGCCTCCTTTAAATAAAGCGGTATCCTCATATGAATAGCAGCCTTCAACAATCAAACCTCTACAGTAGAAATAATGTCCATTATAAATACCAGCAGCAACGTGGATTGATCCACGACCATTTCCTTCGAAATGCATGCCACTTATTAATGTATTGTAATTGTCAACATCAAAGGTTCTGTTTGGAGATAAGACACTTGTAATATCAACACCAGAACCATAATTTAATTCGGCGTCACAACCATAAAAATGTAAGCTCATACCCCAAATAGTCCAACCATTACGTCCATTACCTGTTGATGTGCAAGAGTAGTAGTTTATATCATTTTTTTGACCTGTATTTGTCGGGGCACTTTCAGCACTATCGCAATTGAATCCGTCGTAAAGATTTTCAATCGCATAGCTATCATAAATATTTATTAACCATGCGCCGCCTGTGAATCTAAATCCATAAGAATTTCTAATAGATACAACATTTCTTAGCGTGACATATTGAATTCCTGTATAAATTGTGCCATCGAACAGAACGCCGTCTCCACAGGTTGCACCAACACCGTAATTTGCTGTTGCATTGCCATATACAGTGAAGTTTGCCAATGCTATATATCTTTCAGCAATTTTTACGCCATAGCCTGCGGTTGTACGATTATATATCTCACTATTGTATCCATACGTTCTATTGCCTTCGCCTTCAAAGTCAGTTTTTATTGTGAAACCGCTTGCAGTCACATTAAAACGTCCGACACCCATGTAAACTTTCATAGAGTGATTAGAATAAGCCCAATCTAGTAATTGCTGACCTTTAACATAATCATCGGTGACAGCATCGCCCTTTGCCCCAAACCATTTAAACCATACATGATCAGAATACCATGTTCCATCAATTGTTGTTGCTGAAATGATATTGGCGTCATCAGCAATTATTTTTGTATTAGTACCTGTTAACGTTGTGATGCCATTTAATGATCCACCCATAAAGACGAGAGTTACACCAGATGGAATCGTAACATTTCCACTAATTGTATGACTGTATGTTATAACCCATGTTAGATTCGAGCCTGTTAATGTGCCTGTCCACACGAAATCTGATGGTATCAACTTGTTATTAGTAGCTGATAATTTAGCATTTAATTGAGTTTGAACATTTGAGGTAGTTCCTGATAAATAAATTAATTCAGATGGTAATATATCATATATGATCCATATATTCGATCCTTGATGATAAGCAGTTACTTTAGAATACTGCTTGCTCAATGTTAATAGTCCATCTCTACTCAAAATCGTTGTAGACGCTGCCAATGTAATAATACCAGTGCCAACATTTACAATATCAATAATTGTGCCCTGCTGCGTAGCATTACCCAATGTTAGTGCAAATGTTCCGTTACATTCAATGGTTGCACCTGCATGCGTTGATGATAAGGTCGTTGCGCCTGTTATAGAATATGTAGTTCTAACTTTACCGAGTTTAGCATTTAATTGCGTTTGAATAGACGATGTTACGCCATCAACATATCCTAATTCAGTGGCGGTTAAGCCCGATGGAATGCCATGCAACGCATTTAATTCATCAGAAGTTGATGTTAAAGCAGCTAGCAACGTTGCAGTAGCGGCTGGTACATGGTATCTTTCTGTTGACGTACCGCCTTGTAATCCAGATAAGTCATTATGTCTAATAACTAAAGGCGTCGTGAAATTAGTATAATGGGTTGTTCCATTATGATAAAGTGTAACAGTTCTGTTATTTGTGTCACTCTGACCATAATAAGTCACGCCCAATTTATCAGTAGCATTTATGCTAAAAGCAGGCTGAAATGAATTTGTTGTGGTTAAGCCAACAGTTGTTTGATTAATTTCGGTTATATTATCAGTAAATAAAAATTTATGATTGCTGTATGCGACATTAGCCTCATTAACATATGTTGTCAATGTCTCAACAGTAACTACAGAAGTACTGGTATAAGCAATGATTCTAAATATAGCAGTTGAAGTTCTAAGTAGACCAGAAAGCGTCATATTTGCATTTACGTCGCCAGCAACAAATGGCGTTCCGCCTGATACTGTGGCTGTTCTTGATGTTCCAGTGCCTGTAATCGTCACAGTGCCTGTACCAGCAACAACTTTACGCATTGTCACAGGAATTGTGGCAATACCTCCAGAGTTATTGACCATACAGTATGTGTTAAAACCCCATGCGCCAGCGTCTATTTGCGTTCCGCCCAATGCCACGTCATACAAGTATCTGTCTAATATTTGTGTTAAATTTCCTGTTACAAGCGTGACCTGATCAATAACTTCGGTTGTTGTTACTGGCACTTTTGATAGTGTATGTAATGCGACTGATTGCGTTCCGCCTGTTATAATCTGAGTATCATCAAGATAGAAATTAACTCCAATACCAGCATTTACTGATGCCAAGTTTTTGTTGATCCAGTTCAAGCCATTCCATACTAAAGTTTGATCAACGATAGGCGTATCAATGGCAACATCAACAAGGTCAGTTATTCTATTATTTAGAATTTGTCTAACATATATTGAACCTACAGTTGGACTTATCATTAATGCCACACCTACTTTTACCAAGAAGTCGTCAATGCTGGTAGGCGGCACTTTGGTTACGCCACCCCAAACAGATGTGCTAAGATATAATGTATCGCCAGCAACAAAAGCAGACGTATCTATGTTATGAACAATTCCTCTGTTTGTAACAAATCCACTTTGTCCATTCGGTATAACCTGTGTAGTCATACCAATGTCTAGGAATGATCCTAAAACAGTGTTATCAGCTCTAGCTAAAGCTATCGTAGGCATATCGCCATTTGCGCCTGTTGGGTATACCATCATACCGTTAGGAATATCTGCGCCAGTATTGTTATAACATAAAACAAGTTCCTCCTGACCTAATTGTATTGTAACATCAGTATCAATGCAAATTCCCAAAGTTTTATTAGGGGCATCATAATAAATTTTACCTGCTTCAAAAGTTGTTCCTGTTGGATTAGTTCCTAATGTCAAGCCTTCGCTGAATGTGGGTGCGCCATTTATAATTGTCTGGCGGCTAGCTTGATTTAAATTCATTTTACCTGTAATATCAGCAGGCAATAAATAAGCTCCTGTTGGCTGTTTGGTTGCTAATTGGTCATAAAGCAATTTAGCACTTGGATATTGAGTGTTAGTAGAACCTGATGTTATAATTGTTACTTTGTTAGAACTATCTTCTTTGCCTGTAATATCAGCAGCGACTAAATAACTGCCAACAGGCTGATAAACGCCTGTATGCGTATGCCCTGTAGATGACTTACCAGCTAAGTCATTAACAAGGTTTGTCACTTGACTTTCGGTAATAGTTATACCAGACTGTGCATAGTGTATAGTAGCATTGGCGGTATGTCCTGTAAATGTAGGCGTAAGCACATAATCGCCAGAAGCTTGCTTTGAATTCCAGTTGGTGGTGTCGCCTGTAGTTATTGCCTTAACATTAGCTGGAACAGTGGGATCGGTTTCAGTGAATGACGTTAAATAAGCCCCTGTTGGCTGTTTAGTTGCTAATTGATCATAAAGAAGCTTAGCACTTGGGTATTGAGTATTTGTAGAACCTGATGTTATAATTGTCACTTTATTGCTAGAGTCTTCTTTGCCAGCAATATCAGCAGTGACTAAATATGCTCCAATAGGCTGATATACGCCAGTATGTGTATGTCCAGTAGATGACTTGCCAGCTAAATCGTTAACAAGATTAGTCACCTGATTTTCGGTAATAGTTATACCAGATTGCTGATAGTGAATTGTCAAATCGCTAGTATGTCCTGTAAAAGTAGGCGTAAGCACATAATCGCCAGCAGGCTGTTTAGAATTCCAGTTAGCTGTATCGCCAGTAGTTATAGCCTTAACATTATCAGGTACTGTCGGGTCATTTTCGGTCGTTAAATATTGTGAATGAGTGTGTCCTGTTAGTGATCTATTCGCTAAATCTGTAGATAGATTAGTTACCTGACTTTCAGTTATAGTGATGCCAGACTGAGCATAATGAATATTTAAGTCAGTAGCATGGGCAGTAAATCCCGAAGCCGACTGATAATTTCCAGCAGGCTGTTTAGAATTCCAGTTAGCAATATCACCTGATGATATTTGCTTAATATAATTTGGAACGGTCGGATCGGTTTCGATTATTGACGAACCGCTTACAGGTAAATCAATATTCAATAAGAATTGAACGCCTGTTAATAAGTCTGTGGTTAGTTTTGCCATTTTTAATTGGTATTAAATATAGTTATAATTTCCTCTTTCATCCCAAACGAATTTATAATCTTGATTTCCGTCAGGATATGCAGCAAGACTCCACACGTTGCCAATTTTCTCAATTTTTTTTATTTTCCATACAGCTGAATTTGATGCATTTCCAAAATTTGATGTTCCAATATAATAAAGCTGTGTTGATACTTCGTCAATCAGTTTGACTGGCTCATAACTAATGAATGTTGATTCGGATAGATTTGACATAGTAAAATATTTATACATAAATACGAATATAAAGCAAAATCGCCAACCGAAATTAATCCGATTGGCGATTTTAAAAAATATTTCTAGTATTTAGTTAGTCAAAGATGTCCTCAAAGCTTTTAACTTCGAATCCAGCGGCATTTTTATGTCCACCGCCGCCCATTGATTTAGCAATAGCACTAACATCTAAATCTCCGACGCTACGCAGACTACAACTCCAATGTTTACCAGTATAAACAAATGATAGCATTAAATCGTGTTCAGAGGCGTTAAAAACACTTTGCATTGTATTCGAGTCAATGTAAGGAACATTTAAACAAAGTGCTCTATAACCTTTAAAACTGCGTATAAATGAATTTGCTGAACATAGTTTTGAATCGACAACATTTTGGTAGCCAATTACGATTCTGCCATTATTAATTATGCTATCAATAGCACCGTCTTCATCATAATTGAGAATAAATTTCGGAAATGTTTCAAGACTTGAGCAAATCGATCTCATACCATATTCAAATGGCAATGTATTATGATTCCATTCGTCTGAGCCGTATCCACGCCATGTATCATACATTCCAAGATATTCAACAGATGCTGGCATCATTTTATCTGGGAAGATATATTCCCATGTCAATTCGCAAGCGGCTCTACCAACTTCAAGAACAACATTAATATTATTATCAAAAGAATGCTCGAAAGCAATATAGTCCGCAATTTTCGATGCGTGATGATCAATCCATGTAAGCTTATTGCGGCTAGCAATATTATACATTATATTCATCGGAAATGAAATGTCTACGACAATTATTTCTTCGTCAATGAAGTCAAGAAATTGTTTACACTCGTCGCCATAATTCCAGCCAATAAATTCGGCATCGGGATATTTTTTTCTAATAATGGCGGCACTGCAGAAGCCATCATTATCCTTTCGGTGGTAAACTATAATCATAAATTAAAATTTTTAAGTGTGTTAATATTAAAGCATTCTTGTATTCCATGAAATGTTATTTTTGGCAAATATTTATATTCTTTGAATTTTTGATGATATTCCTTCTCTAAACTCCAAGCTTCTTCTGCTGAACACAAATGCTCTTTAATGACTTCGTAATTATATGGCATACTTCTAATATCATTAAATCGCTTTTTTGTTGTTTGAGTTGTCATTCCGATTTTAATAAATTCTTCATCATTATTAAAGCATTTAATAATATAAACTAAACAATCTTTGTCCTTACCATAATTAAGCCATTGAGTTTTACTCCACCCTCTTGCAATGTTACAAACTGGACACCCAGCTTTGCATTTTATGTGAGCATTTGGCTGCTGTTCGAATGCGCCATGATCTTTGCAAATTATCTTAAGTTTTACCTTATCTCTAAAATAAATGCTTTGGCTATAGTCATATCTGTCGCCATGAATTACCCTTGCTTTTAACGCAAATGCTTTATTTTTATCTATCGCTGTTTCAATAGATGGATAACGTCCCAATAAAACACTTTCAGGCTTAACGAAATATTCAATGCCTAAATCATCAATAATCCGCATTTTCACATTACCTGCTATATATTCGTCGATTATGCGTAGATTTGGAAATATTTTATGCATTTTTATATTAAAAGCCTCTATTCTATTAATAGCTGAAACTATTCTCGGTTGAATATTAATCAGTAAACTATTAGCTACGACATTATATGTAATATTGTCAATGTCTTTTACTATAATTTTATTGCGTAATCCTGTAAATTTAGACATAATTGTAAGTTCAGAATTATGATCATGCAGCATTTTTGCAAATTCATCATGTGTGGTACTTTTCATATTTATCATTGTAAGGCTTTATCCCCACAATGATAAATACTCGTAAAATTATTTAGTTTCGTTTTCAGGCATTAAAACAATTTCGTATACGCCTTCATTCAAAATGCTTTTTTTAAGAATATTAATGGTGGCATTATTTCCAGTAACAGCAGCATCCATACCAATTGTATAATTCGAACTGGAACTAGTCACTGTACCATTACAAGTAACAGTATCATTACAAGTTCCGCCAGTATATAGCCAAGGTAATGTTACCACAGGACTATTTGGATTCCAAATATATGGCGACGTATACGGATAAACGGGATACGACGGATAGACAGGATTATAAATGTATTCAGTTGGCTTTTGAAATAT